TAAAAGAGTCATTACTGACATAAAGCTGGAAGAAGCAGCTGTTGCTACAAGGCAGAATCAAATAGATGATGCTGCTCCACAAGTTTCTGTAGCTACTTAAGACATAAAGCTACATCGCTAAAATCGCACTTTTACTGTAGGATCTCTTGCACTCTATTCAAAACTAGTGTATAAATTACATACTATACATAATTAACTTTGCATGGCGACGTGGGGTATAGCGCGTTACGACCTAGAGACTCTATGCAATTAACTAGGAGAATATAATCATGGCAAATACAACATTTACAGGAAATGTCAGAGAAAATGGTGACGGCTTAAGAACTTCAATAGCAGGTTCTATGGCAGCAACAGCAAATTTTCATATAGCAAATACTTTAACAGCTGGTAATGGAAATGTGCAAAAATCAGAAACAGACACTACAACAGTAATTTTACCAAAAGGTGCTGTCGTTTACAAAATAGTAATTTGGGACGGTTCAGCAGCAGCTACTGGAACAATGGATATTGGATACACTCCAATTGATACTGGTATTGTTGTTGCAAATCCAGATGGATTCGCAGATGGTCTTGCAGTTGATGCAAAATCAGAAACAGCAGCAGTAGGTGCTGGTGGAACTGCAGGTGCAGATTTAGGTGGTATTTCAACAATTATAAATACTGTTGAATATGGACCAGCTATTGTAGGTGGTACTGGCGTAAGAGAACAATTAAGAGTTACTCATACTGCAGGTACTTCACAAGCTGGTACTTCAAGTGGTACTCTTTACTACTTTGTTGCCGACGAAAAAGACGGTGCTGAATCAGCATAATTAATTAATTAGTGTGGGCTTCGGCCCACATATAAAATTTAAGGAGAAAAATATGGGTGCATCATTTACAAGTGATCAAACAACATTAAATCTAGCAGTAATAGCAACAGATACTTTATCAAGAGTAGATAGAGCTAGAATTACTTCTATCCAAGGTGAAGGAATAGCAGCTTCTACTTTACTTTTATACGATGCAGCAACTATAGCAGGAGCGGTAGCGGGAAATTTAGTAGCGACTTATAACTTTGGAACTGAAGGACTGTCAGTTTATGTTCCAGGTTCAGGTATTTTATTTAAAGATGGAATTGTTTACAATTTAGCCGGAGTAGGTGGAAGTGTTACTTTAACTATCACTGGCGGATAAGGTTTATAAATGGCGACTATAACTTATACAGTCACAGTTGCAACAGGCGAAAATGCTTTTGGTGCAGCTGCTAATAAATTTTTTATTAATGGCACCGTCAGTCCTATTTTAAATTTACAAGAAGGCAATACTTATGTCTTTGATCAATCAAGTACTACAAATGCTAATTTTACTTTAGGATTTTCAAGTACTAAAGATGGTAATTTACCTGGTATAATTGCACCTTATACAGATGGTGTAACTGTTACCGGAACTGCTGGACAGGCCGGAGCAAAAACTACAATAATTTTAGCCCCTGTTAGAACAGTAGGCGCTCCTCTTTTATTTTATTATAATTCTTTAACTACTTTATTAGTGGGAATGGGTAATAATATAAATACAGCTTCCCCTTCTTCAGATAAAAATAATTTTAATCCCCCTATCGATGATATTATAGAAGAAGCATTTGAAAGAACTAATATAAGGGGAACTAGAACAGGTTATCAAATAAGATCAGCTAGAAGATCTCTTAATATTATGTTTAAGGAATGGGAAAATAGGGGTGTTCATTTATGGAAAGTAAAATTAGCTGAAATACCTTTAATAGAAGGCCAAGCAGAATATAGTTATGCAACAGATACAATTAATTTTCCAAATGATTTAAGTCAAATTTTAGAAGCAACTTATAGAAATAATAGTACTGCAACAAATCCTGTTGACACTGCTATGTCTCAATTAAGTAGATCTGCATATAGTGCAACTCCTAATAAATTAACTAAAGGTACGCCTTCACAATATTATATAGATAGAAAAATTAATCCAAGTATATTTTTATATGCTACACCAAGTTCAAGTGTATCAAGTACAGATACCCCAGCTAATTTTGTATTTCGTTTTTATTATATGGCTAAAGTAGAAAATGCAGGAGACTATTCAAATACATCTGATGTAGTTGATAGATTTTTTCCATGTTTAATGTCTGGTCTGGCATATTATTTAAGTATGAAATTTTCTCCAGCAAGAACTCCAGAACTTGAAAGAATTTATGAAACAGAAATGGCAAGAGCATTAGATGCCGACAATCAAGGAGCATCTACATTTATTTCACCACAAACTTTTTATGGTGATGGAGTTATGTCATAATGGGAGTTTTTGCTAGAGGTAAACAAGCTTTATCTATTTCTGATAGATCAGGATTAAGATTTCCATATACTGAAATGGTTAGAGAATGGAATGGTTCTTTAGTTCATTATTCAGAGTATGAAGCAAAACAACCACAACTTCAACCAGCACCTGTAGGATCAGATCCACAGGCTTTACAAAATCCAAGAGTGCAAGGAGCAGACACTCCACAATTAATTTTATTAGGTAATAATCCTTTTGAGGTTATTATTTCAGGAGCTAATACATTTGTTAATGTATATTCTAAAGATCATCAAAGAAAAGCAAACTCTGTTGTAAGATTAAGAGGTTTTCCTCAAGTTACTGGAGTAGGAGCAGGCGGACCAGACACACCAAACTTACAATCTTTTGCTGCAATTCCTATTTTTAATAATGTAACCGATATAGATGCAGCGGCAGGTTTTACAATTCAATTAGGAAAGATTGATGTTACAGGTTTAGTTACAGGAGCAACTACTACAGATTCATTAACAAATCCTATTAGTTATTTTTATTTTCAAAGTACTAGTAATGGAACAACATCTGGTATACAAGGTGGTGGTACAGGTTGTTCGGCCGGTCCCGTAACATTGAAAGCAGTATAATAATATGGCATACACTTTAGCAAATTTACAATCCGATATAAGATCATATACAGAAGTGGGTAGTGCTGTTTTAACAGATGCTATTCTAAACACTATTATTAAAAATGCTGAAAATGGAATTTGGAGATCGGTACCTACCGATCAAAACGCTAACTACGCTACTTCAAGTTTAGTTTCAGGAAATAGGTATGTAACAATACCTACAGATTTAAGATCTATTAATTATGCTCAACTTACAGACGCAGCGGGAAATCAAGTATTTTTAGAACAAAGAGATCCCAGCTTTATGGCTGAATACTATAATACTCCCAATACTTCATCTGTAGGAATACCAAAATACTACGGAAACTGGGATGAAACTTTTTGGGTGGTATCTCCTACACCAGATAAAACATATTCAATTACCATGGCCTACAACAAGGAACCAGTAAGTCTTACAGACACTGTAAATCCAACAGCAGCTCCGGCAGCTACAAATGGTAACTATTTATCCAATAAATATCAAGACTTGCTTTTATATGGTACTCTGATAAATACATATGGTTACTTGAAAGGTCCACAGGATATGATACAATATTACCAAGGGCTTTATCAAAATGCACTTACAACGTATGCAACCGAGCAAATTGGTTACAGACGCAGAGACGAAGATGAAGATGGAATCATTCGTCAACAACTTAAATCAAAATCCCCATCTGCTTACGGAACTAATAATTAATGGAGATAAAATAATATGGCAAATATAATACCCTTCTCGTTTAAAGGAGAACTTTTTTCAGGAGGACACAACTTCGCAAATGGCGGAGACACTTTTATAATGTCCTTATACACAGGCACAGTAGCTGCAGGTAATTATACTACAGCAAGTACTATTGCTTTATTGGGAACAGTTAATAATGAAGTAGATACAACTGCACCTTTTATAGGTTATTCGGCTAAAACATTAGTAGGTAATGCAGTAGATGATTCAACTGCAGTAGCTTCTGTAGATTGGGGAACTGATCCAAGTTGGACAACTGCAACTTTTACCGCAGCATACGCAGCGATATATAATTCAAGTACAACACCTACAAATAAATTAGTAGTAGTACTAGATTTTGGTGGAAATAAAACAGCAACTAATGGAACTTTTACAGTTGCATTTCCAAGTCCTGCTGTACCAGCTGATGCTATTATAAGTATGGCTAATGCGTAAGGAATAAAATTATGGCGTTAATACTAAATGATAGAGTAAAAGAAACAAGCACTTCTGCTGGAACAGGTGATATTACTTTAGCGGGTGCAGTAAATGGTTTCGAAAGTTTTCAAGCGGGAATTATTTCTCCTAACACAACTTATTACACTATCTCTGAACAAGGAACTAACGATTGGGAAG